AAGAGGCTTCTGCGGATATGCTGTCCGCCCTTGCTGCTCTCAAGGCTTGCGGTGCACAGGATATTCTGGACAACAACAGTAAAACCAAGGCCGAGGGCATGATGAGTGATGAGCAGCTTGAAGCATACAAGGCTTTCCTGGCTGCGAAAGCATATCAGTCCTATGTCATTCAGCGCCGTGCATCCAAGAACATCACCGCCACGCTGAAGGAGTCCCGTCCGATGCTTGAAATCACACCGCAGGATCTGGACGCCAATCCCTTCTTGCTTTGCACCCCCGATGCCACCTATGACCTGCGCCTCGGTATGGCAGGCGCCAGAGCGCACTCCCCGGAGGACTTCATCACCAAGACCACTACCGTTTCTCCCGGTGAGCGCGGTAAGCAGATCTGGCTTGACTGCTTGGATACCATCTTCTGCGGTGACCGGGAACTCATCGACTATGTGCAGATGATCTGCGGTCTTGCCGCCGTTGGCAAGGTGGCGGTCGAAGCCCTCATCATCGCATACGGCTGCGGTCGAAACGGTAAGTCCACCTTCTGGAACTCCATCTCCCGTGTCCTGGGTCTGTACAGCGGTAACATCTCCGCTGATACGCTGACCTTCGGATGCCGCCGTAACGTAAAGCCAGAAATGGCCGAGGTCAAGGGCAAGCGTCTGCTCATTGCAGCGGAAATGCAGGAAGGCGCTCGTTTGAACGATTCCACCGTCAAGCAGCTTTGCTCCACCGATGACATTTTCGCAGAAAAGAAATACAAAGACCCCTTCAGCTTCTCTCCGAGCCACAGCCTGGTGCTGTACACCAACCATCTCCCTCGCGTCAGTGCATCTGATGATGGTACCTGGCGCCGCCTCATCGTTATTCCGTTCAACGCCAAGATTGAGGGCAAAAGTGACATCAAGAACTACGGCGATTATCTTTACCAGAACGCGGGCGAGAGCATTCTTGCCTGGATTATCGAGGGTGCAAAAAAGGTCATCGACCTGGAGTACAAGTTTGCCGTTCCCGCTATCGTGCAGAAAGCCATTGACGATTACCGCAATCAGAATGACTGGTTCGGAAACTTCCTGGCTGAAAAATGCGATGTCGGTGACGGTCTGAAGGAAAGTTCCTCTGCGCTGTATCAGGCATACCGCAATTACTGCCTGGACTGCAACGAGTATGTGCGTAACACCGCAGATTTCTACCTTGCCTTGGAGAACGCAGGCTTTGAGCGTTTGGTGGTGAGCCGCAAGCGTTACTTTAAGGGCCTGTGTCTTAAGTCCGAGGACGAGGATTTTCTGAACTAATCACGGCAATGACAAGGTGTATCAAGGTCATATATAAAAGTTTTCTTAGGGTAAAAAAACGAAAAAAACACATAAGAAAAAGTTTAGTAAAAGACCTTGATACACCTTGCACTCAGCCGGAATGGAGTAAGCATTATGAGAGAAAAAGCAATCGAACATAAATTAACCCTGATGGTAAAGAAGCGCGGTGGCATCTGTCCGAAGTTCATGTCTCCCGGATATGATGGGATGCCCGACCGAATTGTTCTTCTGCCGGGTTGCCATTTTGCCTTTGTGGAAGTAAAGGCTCCCGGCGAAAAGCCCCGCCCACTTCAGCTTTCACGGCACAAATTACTACGCAGACTCGGCTTTCCGGTGTATGTACTGGATGACGAGTCCCAGATTGGAGGTATCCTTGATGAGATACAAACCACATGATTATCAGCAATTTGCTGTGAACTACATTGAAACCCATCCCATTGCCGCAGTCCTGCTTGATATGGGCCTTGGCAAAACAAGCATCACTTTGACGGCAATTTTCAATCTCCTGTTTGACAGCTTCGAGGTTCATAAAGTCCTGGTCATCGCACCGCTGCGTGTGGCACGGGACACATGGACGGCTGAAGTGGATAAATGGGATCACCTACAGAGCCTCATCTGCTCCGTTGCTGTGGGCACCGAGGCAGAACGCAAAGCAGCTCTCATGCGACCTGCTGATATTTACATCATCAACCGTGAGAACGTCCAGTGGCTCATCGAGGAAAGCGGCATCAAGTTCGACTTCGATATGGTGGTCATTGACGAACTGTCCTCTTTCAAAAACCACAGCACAAAACGCTTCAAGGCTCTTATGAAAGTAAGGCCTTGTGTCAAACGCATTGTTGGTCTGACCGGCACTCCCGCCTCCAACGGTCTGATGGATCTGTGGGCAGAGTTCCGGCTGCTTGATATGGGTCAGCGCCTTGGCAGGTTCATTACCCAATACCGCAACAACTACTTTATGCCGGACAAGCGAAACGGCATGGTGATTTACAGTTACAAGCCTCTGCCTTATGCCGAGGACAATATTTACAAGAAAATCTCCGATATCACCATTTCCATGAAATCTACCGACCACCTTCAGATGCCGGAACTGATAAACAGCGAATATGCCGTCCGCCTTTCTGATTCTGAGCAGGAGAATTATGAGGATATGAAGCGTGAGTTGGTGTTGAATATCCCGGAGGGTGAAATCACCGCTGCCAACGCTGCGTCTCTTTCCGGTAAGCTGAGTCAGCTTGCAAACGGAGCCATTTATGACGATGACGGTGACATCCATAACATCCATGACCGAAAATTGGATGCCCTGGAGGACATCATCGAATCCGCAAACGGCAATCCCGTCCTCGTGGCTTACTGGTTCAAGCATGACCTTGATCGCATTATCGATAGGCTGAAAAAGTGCCATATTCCGTATTCCAAGCTGGACACTTCCGACAGTATCCGCAGATGGAATAATGGTGAAATCCCTGTGGCGCTGATCCATCCCGCTTCTGCCGGTCACGGACTCAACCTTCAGTCCGGTGGCTCCACTCTTGTGTGGTTCGGCCTTACCTGGAGTTTGGAACTTTACCAACAGACCGTAGCCCGTTTATGGCGACAGGGTCAAACCTCCAAAACCGTGGTGGTTCAGCACATCATCACCAAGGACACCATTGACGAGCGTATTATGAAGGCTCTGCACACCAAGGAGCGCACACAGACCGCCCTTATCGATGCAGTCAAAGCCGATTTAAAAATCTGAGACAATCTATGAAAATCCGTGCCAATCCGAGAATTCACAGAATACGGAGGTACGAATATGGACCCTTATCAGAGTCTTGCAAACACCATTGTCATATCCGCCTGCAAGGATTACAGGAAAGCATATAAGCGTTATTTACGCAGATTACATTTAACCGATGAGAAGGACAGTGACCTTTTGGAACTGGAGCGTTTCTTCCGTTCCGCCTGGTATCAGACCCTCACTTCCATTGACGGTGAATATCTCATGGAACGCCTGCGACAGGAGGTATCCGCATGAAAGCAAAGGACTACCTCAACCAGGCATACCGCCTCGATCAGCGTATCAACGCAAATATCGCAGAAGTACAGAGACTCCGCCTTATGTCGGAAAGCATCTCCTCTCCCTCCTGGGGAGAAAAGGTCAGCGGTACCCGTTCCACAGACCCACCCTTCGTGAAAAGCCTTATGAAGATTATGGATTTGGAACAGCAGATTGATGCGGAGGTTTCAAAGCTGATAGAACTGAAAGCGCAAATCCGTGAGGTCATTGAGGCCGTTCCCGATACGGACGAGCAGATGGTTCTTCGCTACCGCTGCCTTTTGAATTATTCCTTCGAGCGTATCGGTGACCTTATGTGCTGCGGGAAAACAACAGCGTGGTCTTGGTACAACAAAGCCTTGAGCCATGTGGTTCTCCCCGAAAATCCCATTGTAATCTGAAAGTCAGAACAAACGGAACAAACAGAACGATGGCACTATGATATAATTATAATGGCGAAAGAGAATACAACAGAGGCCTTGTGGGAGCAATCCTGCAGGGCTTTTCTTATGCCCGGAAAGGAGTGGTTCAGATGGGCTACCGCAAGGTCGGCTACCTGGAACAGGTCTGGTACATCATCAAGTACAAGCTGGGCGAGGTATTCCGCAGGAGGTGAAAATGTAATGCCAAGAAAACCCAAACGACCGTGTTCCCACCCCGGATGTCCCAAGCTGACGGATGGCAGGTTCTGCGAGGAACACGCAAAGCAAGAAGCCAAACGCTACGAGAAGTATGACAGAGACCCTGCTGTACGCCGTAGGTACGGACGCGCATGGAAACGCATCCGCGACAGCTATGCAGCACAGCATCCCCTCTGCGAGATGTGTCAGCAGCAAGGCAGGCTCGTTCCCACCGAGGAGATACACCACAGAACACCGCTGTCCGAGGGTGGAACTCATGCAAGGGACAACCTTATAGCCCTCTGCAAGTCCTGTCACAGCAAGATCCATGCAGAGCGTGGTGATAGGTGGCATAACCACTGACCCGTAGGGGCGGGTCGAATCTCCGGGACCTTTGCCCTGGGTAACGGTGCCGGGGTCACGTGTGCAAAAACGCAAAAGTTTTTAGGGGAATAGCCCCAGACCGATTGGAGGTGTGAAAAATGGGTCAACGAGGACCTAAACCCGGCAGTGGTG